TTACATCGACGGGTTTCAGACTGCAACACAGCTAGATTTGAGATTTACTGATGCAACAGGAACTGTGCGCCAGTTCCCTGCTCCGCCCGGCGGCTTCATTTTCACCAATATCGTAGCCGGTGCATCGATTGTCGTTAATAAAACGGGACACATCGGAACAAAGGATGGCCCCTATGCGCCGACCAACTACGTCGATGACGACGCCACCGGCACGACTCACACCTACGACGGCACGACGACCGACGTGGTCGATATACAGATCGTGGCGCCGGGCTATAAGGTTTACCAGAGCTTTGGTGTGCCGATGTCCGGCACCGCGAAGCAGACCATCGATGTCGGCCTGGAGCCAGATCGCGCCTATGACGCTACCCTTTTAGTTTACTCATACGGAACTCATTTTTCGTACCAACTATCGCCACCCAGGTTTAACATAGACACCAAGATGACTGGGCAGGCCCATTACACCCATTATGTGTACATCTGGCAGGTGCTTGAAGACTCACTGGCTTGCATCCCGTTCCCACAAAAGTCTAACGGCACGACCAGCTTTGAGTTTTTGTACGACCATCTGTTCCTCGATCAAATCTCGCAGGACAGCATCTACAACGATGGCATTATTTACGTCGATAGTAGCGGCAACACCACCGCTGAGTTTGCTGCGATCTCCACCGTCGGGGTGCCTACCGGCGAACAGGTTCGATACCAGCAGCTTGCGGCGGATGCTGCGACCGCCGCAAACAATACGGGAGAGATGGAAGAGCTGGTGCAGGTGCTCTCAGATCCCAACGGTGACGGGGGCTACACAGACGGTTACGACCGCCGAGGGCGCTTGCGTATTAAATGCCAGGCATCAGGTTATTACCAGGCCGATATAGACGTATTCGATTTATACGGAAGCCTGGAGGCTGGGCTGTTTGTCATCCCGTTGGCACCGACACCGATTACGCCAGCAATCGACACCGCGAACCCTGGCATCACCGCAGCGCTGACCGATGAGTCTGCAGCCCCGGTTGAATATCCGGCAGCGAGCGGCAACTTTTACTCGATCTCTATCGCGAGTGACGCCTCGGGCGAGGACCTGCTGAGGCAGATTAACTACTACCTGGCGAACCAGGTAGCTCTGTCAGGCATTCCCGCATTCAACTTCCCTGATATGGTGGTCCGGTCGGGCAGCGACTACAAAACTGAGCGCGGTGATGTCATCAATGTCAAAGACGATAGCGGCTTTATAGTCTACCTGGCTGACGGTACAACCCCTCACCCGGACTTTGTGTCCTTCGCGACCGACGCCGGTAGCACGGTGGATGAGTATGTGATGCCGGTTGTGGCCAGTTACTCCGGCAGCAATATTTCAGATGCCGCTGGGGCAAACACTCTGGTCCAGATCGTCAATCAGACGGCACTGAACGCAAACAGCTGGGTGGCGACCACAGTATACGCTGTCGGTGACATCGTCTTGCGGTCCACGGGAGCCGGCAACGAGAGTATCGCGGGTTTGTTCTTTCGCTGCACCACTGCAGGCACCAGTAACGACACCGAACCCACCTGGGCTACCACGGTGGGCAGCACCACGGCGGACACGAACGGCATCGGCGCAGGTGACGTCGTCTGGACCTGCTATGCGATCCTGTTCTATGACCAGGACCCGGCAGCCACTTCTCTCGCAGGGACCTACACCGATGGTGAAGAGTTCGCGGATGGAGAGACTGCGAGGATTAGGGTGGCACATATGAATGCTGGCACCTCGTTTGAGCTGGGCAGCTCTACTGCAGCGGTTACCTCTGCCGGGTTCAGCTTTGATGCGTCCAACTTTGTTACGGCCGAACCGGTCTATGCAGCAAATGCCATCGACGGCAGCGCCCAGGATTCTATTTACAGCCCGAACTACGACGCCGACGGTGAGACCGACTACATCGTCATGGACTCGAACACGGATTTCACCAACCCGAAATCGTTCTCTTACTACTGCTACCTGCTGACAACCTCCCAGGGGATGTGGGAGCTGTGGGGCGCGGTCACCGCGATTGATCAAGGCAACTACCGCAATAACGTAGATGTCGCCAAGATCATGTTTGATGAGTCGTTGGGGTATGTGAAGCAGGAGGATAGTGACGATTCGCGCTGGTTTAATTCTGACGGCACAAGGCCATTCCGGGACCCAACATCTGGCGGGTCCGGTATTTACATGAACTGGAAAAACCCGGTGTATGTAAAAGAGGTCAATACCGGCACGGCGGTGAACCAGGCCACGGTCCAGGCTGCACTGACCGCCCAGGGCTATACCACGACCAGGGCGCCGAACCTCGACAACGCGGACGCTGCTGTCAGCGGCGTGAAGACCAGCACCGACTTACTGCAAGGCATCGAGGGCACTCTGGATCACGACCAGGTCATGCGGCTGATGTTGTCTGCGCTGGCCGGTAAGGCGTCTGGCGGCAACACCACGGAGATGTCATTCCGCGACCAGGCTGACAGCAAGGACCGGATCGTCGCAACGGTCGATGAATTCGGAAATCGCACGGCTGTTACTGTAGACCCAGATTGATGTTTGCGCCGAGGTACTTTGCCCCGAGGTCTTTCGCGCCGCGGTACTTCCCGCCCGCATCAGAAGTCGTTGCGCCGTCAGTAGCAGTTGCCCTGGCCAGCATTCAAGCAATTGGGCGATCGATCGCTGACGCACAGGCTGTTGAGCGATATTTGACGGGCGCCCAGAGCATCGACCAGGTAATCGCGGCACGTCAGGATCTTCAGCAAATGCTTTCCGTCTCGCAGTCGATCGAACAAACGCAGTCATCGCGCCAGTCTATTCTGCGCTGGCTTAAAGACAATCAGCCGGTTGAGCAGGCGATCTCAGGTGATCAAGCCATCGCGCAGTTCCTGGCCGATGCTCAGGCGATTGGCGCGGCGCTATCAGGGGACCAGGCTATCCAGCGGATAGTGGACGATGGCCAGGTCATTATCCAGCAAATCAATGTTTCCGGAAAATTATCATGACGACGAACACCATCAGCCTGCGAGACAAGGGCAATGATTTTGAGGTCACTCTAACCGAGGGTGGTAGTGCAGTAGATATAAGCGCCGCCACTGCCCTGGCGATTATCTTCATCAAACCGAGTGGGGGTGAGGTTGAAAAAGTGGCTACGGTGGTGAATACAGGCGTTGACGGCAAGCTCCACTACGCCCGCGAGACTGGTGTGGATGACCCAATTGATGAGACAGGGGAGGGCTGGAAATACTATGGCAAGGTCACATTTTCGGCATCCCAAGTTTTTCACTCGGTTGACCCGCAAGGCTTTACAGTGATCGACTGACCCTAACGACTGAAATAAGGCGTGCGAGGTACGAGCATCGCACTTGATTGACTTGTTATAACGCGAGGTGAACATGGCAACAATAGAGACTGAATACCTTTTAAAACTGAACGAGACGGAGGCTTTCGCATTAAGGAAGGTTCTCGGCGGAATGAATGATGACGAATTTGCAGAGCTCGGTGTTCGTGGCGAACAACGCAGTGCGATGTCAGACATTTGGGATTTGTTACCGTTTGAGGATGACGAGTAGCGACATAACAGCCAAGATTTAAAGCCGCCAGGTCTTTAAAATCGACCTGTTAATTATTCACGTCGTGAAGACGCCATAGATAGTGCAAAAATAATCCCAAAATTGGGTCGAATTTGAGACAGCGGCGCCGCTAATCTGCGGGCTATGAGTAATCGATTCAACACCTCCAATGCACCCACCACAGAGCCGGTGGATGTGCTGATGGGTGACTACCTCGTGTTTAAGCGCACCGACCTGTCTAGCGACTATCCGGTCGGAACCTATTCGCTTACCTATGAAGCACGTAATTCCCTCGGGCAAAAGATCACCTGGACAGCCGAGGACGATGGCGATGGCGATTACCTGGTAGAAGTCGAGAGTACTGTCACTGCCGAATACAAACCCGGGTACTACCAGTGGGATGCGTTTATCACTCGGGTCAGCGATAGCAATCGCATCCGCATTGAATTTGGCTCGTTCACTGTTCACGACAACAAGGCTGACAGCTCAAGCGACCCCCGCAGTTTCAACCGTCGTATGGTCGACAAGATCAAGCTGGCTATCGAGCATCGTGCCGATCACCAGCAGCTCGATATCCTGGCCTATGACCTCGGCGTCGACGCCAGTGTCACCCGCGACACCAGCAAACTGCTCAAGTTTCTGACCACGTTTGAAGCTCGACTCAAAGCTGAAAACCGCACCATGCGGGCGAAGGCGGGTAAGGGCGGCGGAAAAATCAAGGCGCGATTCTGATGAAGGTATTTGGATTTGAATTCGGTAGTCGTCAACCTGTTTCGAGCACGGCTCGGGTAAAAGATCGATCCGTCAGGCGAGGTGCTGGCAGGTTTGCGGCCGGCAAGTCAGACAACTTGGTCGCCTCTTTTTCTGGTTCGCATTTGTCGATCAATGAAGAATGCCATCGCTATCTCGCGCGAATGCAGTATCGCGCGCGTGATCTGGCGATGAACAACGACTATGCCCGCAAGTTTTTGAATGTAGTCAACAGCAATATCGTTGGCCCAGGTGGTATCAAGTTAAAGTGCCAGTTCATTGACAGGGAAGGCAACCCGGATCTGGGTGACCAGGCTCGAGTTGAAAAGCAGTGGCAGTTGTGGAGCAAAAGGAAGTATTGCAGCGTGGATGGCAAATTGTCGTGGCACGACATTCAAAGCCTGGCGATCAAAACCATTGCGCGAGACGGTGAGGTGCTGATTCAAAAAGTGCGCACCAAGGAATCTAAATACTTTTTGAAATTGCGCGTGCTCGAGTGTGATCACCTCGACACGAATCATAACCAGCAGCTGCCAGATGGTCGCCGCATCGTCATGGGCGTGGAGCTGGACCGTAACGACCGCCCGCGGGCCTACTGGTTGACGAGTCGCCACCCTGGTGAGTATGGCAGTTATGAGCACATCAACCGGCGGCGTGTTCCAGCGGAAGAAATCCTGCATCTGTTCATTACCGAGCGCCCTGGCCAAGTGCGTGGCGTGCCGTGGATGCACAGCGCCATACGCAGGCTCAACATGCTGGGCGGCTATGAAGAAGCCGAATTGGTTGCCGCACGCATTGGCGCGTCAAAGATGGGTTTTTATACATCCACCGAAGCCACGGAAATGATCCCCGACGGCGTGGCGGACGATAGCCAGGAATACGACGACTATGACCTGGTCGCCGAAGTCGAGCCCGGTGAGTTCCACCGCCTGCCGCCTGGTGTCGACCTGACATCGTTTGACCCACAGCACCCGACGGCCGCCTTTCCTGATTTTGCGCGCGCAATGTTGCGTGGCGTGACCGCTGGTTTAAATATCTCTTATGCCAGTGGGAGCAACGACCTGACCGATGTGAATTTTTCCAGCATCCGTGCCGGCGTGCTCGATGAGCGCGACCAGTGGCGGATGCTGCAGAACTGGTTTTCAGATGTGCTTCATAACGAAATTTATGATGAATGGATCGGTTATCAGGTCGAGCACAAAGGCGCGCCGCTGACCATGCTGCCGGCCGACAAGATCGAAACCAAGTATTCAGATGTCGCCTGGCAGGCACGCGGCTGGGATTGGGTTGACCCGGCCAAGGATATCAAAGCAAAGATCGACGAATACTTTCTTGGCACCACCACCCTGACTGAGATCGCGGCCGCCAAGGGTAAGGACTTAAACGACATTTTCAAACAGCGCCAGAGCGAAATCGATCTGGCGAACTCATACGGCCTTTCCGTCGGGCAGGTCGTTAAGAAAATCACTAATGAGGAGGCCGATCAAGATGGGCGAACGTAAACAAGAGGTAAAAACGGCATTGCACCGGTTTGTCGAAGTCAGCCGGGCAGCCATCGATGAGACAGCGCGAACGGTGACCGTTGCGTTCTCTTCTGAAACAGAAAAAGTCGAACGCTATGACGGCGTCGAAATACTGGATCACGGCCCTGGTTCCGTGCGGCTTGGTAGGCTGCAGAACAAGGCGCCGCTGATGTTGGACCACGACATTTATGACGGACGCAAGCAGATCGGCGTCGTGGAATCCGTAGAACTCGGAGCCGACCGCGTGGCGCGGGCGGTGGTTCGCTTTGGTAAGAGTGGGCTGGCATCCGAGATATTTGCTGATCTGGTCGATGGAATTCGCACCAAGGTATCCGTCGGATATTGGACTTATGCGCGAGCCGACACAGACGAAGGCACCAGCAAGAAACCTGTTTACCGGGTGACCGACTGGGAGCCTTACGAAATCAGCATTGTGACTGTTGCCGCCGACGATGATGTCGGGGTCGGGCGCCATGCTGAAACCTTTGAAAACGACAGCACGGAGAAACCCGAAATGTCAAAAGTTGAAGCACAGCCCGTAGCCGCTGAAAGAGCTGCACCGCCCGCGCCTGCTGCACCCGCAGTGGATGTGGAGAAAGAGCGCACCGAAGCCCGCAAGGCGGAGCAGCAGCGCATTCGTGAGATCTCCGCAATTGGCAAGCGCCGGGGCCTGGAAACTGAGGCGGATCAATTTATCGATGACGGTAAAACTGTCGACCAGTTTCGCGCCTATGTCCTCGATAACATGTCCGAAACTACCGACGAAGCACCGCGGCGCCACGCCAATGTCGACCTGAATGACCGAGAGAACCAGGAGTATTCCGTCACTCGCGCCCTGTCAGCTAATGCCACCGGTGATTGGTCAAAAGCAGGGTTTGAGCGCGAGATCTCGCAGGAACTGGCCAAGCAGCTTGGCAAAGAAAATTCAGGCCGGCTGATGATTCCGAGCAATCTGCGTCATACGCCTGAGATGATGCGTCGAGTGATCGCCAGTGGCGGCCAGGTTCGTGCGGGCCTCGAAACCGACACCAACAGCGCGGGTGGTTTCGCGGTACAGACCAGCATCCTGTCCCTGATTGACCTGCTGCGCAACAAGATGATGGTACGTCGCATGGGTGCTCGGGTGCTGGCAGGCCTGCAGGGCAATATTGCATTTCCTCGGTTGGCGAGTGGGTCGACATTTTCCTGGGTGGCTGAAAACCCAGGATCTGATCTGGCGGATTCCGATGCGGTATTCGAGCAGGTCACCCTGTCACCGAAAACAGGTCAAAGCACCACCGCATTCAGCCGTGAATTGCTGGCTCAAGGTAGTGTCGATATCGAGATGCTGGTACGTGACGACCTGACCCTGGCTGCAGCTGTCGGTCTTGATGCGGCGGCAATCAACGGCAGCGGCACCTCTAACCAACCCGAGGGCATCCTGAACGTCACCGGCATCGGTTCGGTTGCGGGTGGTGCCAATGGCGCCACACCGGACTGGGCCGACATTGTTGACCTTGAGAGTGCGGTTGCCGTCGATAATGCAGACATCGGCACCCTGGGATACCTGACGAATACCGCGGTTCGGGGCGTGCTCAAGCAAACCGAGAAAGCAAGCGGCACAGCGCAGTTTGTTTGGGAAACGATGGCTGGCGGCATGGGCATGGGCGAAATGAACGGCTACATCGCCGGGTGTTCGAACAACGTGCCCAGCAACCTGACGAAGGGCACGGCATCTGGCGTGTGTTCCGCGATCATTTTCGGCAACTGGAATGACCTGCTGATTGGTGAATGGGGGGCGATTGAAATCATCACCGATCCATACAGCAAAAAGAAGCAGGGCATGATCGAGGTGACCAGTCACCTGATGGCCGACATCGCTGTGCGTCACCCAGAGTCGTTCGCTGCAATGCAGGATGCGCTGACCGCCTAATCTGTGGCACTAATCACACCCAGCGCTTCGGCGCTGGGTGTTTCACCTGGAGATTAAGTGATGAAGAGCACAACCACTGACGTCATTGTCGTCAAAACCACCACCGTCAAAGGCCAGCGGATCGAGCGGGATACAAAAAAGGTCCATCGTCTCGACAGCGCCGATGCGAACTACCTGCTTGTTCGTGGTCATGCCATTCTGCCGCCTAAAAAGCGCGGTGGGGCAGACAAGGGTTCCGGTTCGAAAGCCAACGACTGATGCCCATTCAGACCGCCGCTGACTACCAAAACCTGCTGCACGGCAGCGACCTGGTCGATATCGGCACCCTCTCGGGTGGCCGCGAACTGACCGGTTACCTGCATCGCGGTACGGGCGGTGGTCTGGATATTAGCGACACCCGTTGGCGATTTTTAATCACGCGGGAAGATTTCGAAAACTACGTCACGATCGGCGACACGATCGTCATCGGGCGTTTCCCGGGAAACATCCTGAGCACTTACACCATCCGCGAGGCAGAGCCTGGCGACCGGGGTGTGCGATTGGTGTTGGAGACCGCGAGCTAAACCATGCACCGACGAGAATCCATCCTGAGCGCAATCGAATCCACGTTGACCGGTCTGGGTGCTACCGGGAGCAACGTCAGCCGTGCGCGTGCCTACAACATTGGTCCCTCACGGTTACCGCACCTCGAGATTGCCCAGGGCAACGACGTGCGCAATACCGAAGCGGAGACCCTTGACGAGGTTATGCGTGACCTGGCTGTCGTCATCAGTGCGCGGGCGCAGGCCACCAGCAACCTCGAAACCCTCTGCAATCAAATTGCGGTGGAGGTCTATGAGGCGATGATGGACGACTACACCCTGGGAAAAAGCTATGTGCATAACGTGGTATTCGAGGGTGACGGTGCGCCAGAAATTGAAGGTGGTGAAACTGAGCAGCCGGTCGCGCGCATCGATATGAGCTTTACCATCCATTACGCCCATTCAAACACATCAACTGAGGCTTAAAAATATGGCAGTGGTCGAAATGAAGAACAAGGAGCACCCGGGCACCGTGGTTCGGGTGCCGGCCTCTCAGGTCAAGAATTTGGAGCGGAGGGGCTACCAGATCATTCCCTCGGCAGATCATGCCGATGAGGATTCTACCGTAAACCAGTCAAGCAGCGAGGAAATCGACAATGGCTAAAATTCGAGGCAATGGCGGCATTGCCAAAATTGGGACTACGACTATCGCCAGCATCAAAAGCTGGTCGGTTGAAGAAACCATGGACCCAATCGATGCAACAGATCTGGCAACTGACGCCAAAGAGTTTGTTGCCGGGGAAACGGCATGGACGGCCGAGGTGACCATGATGTGGAATCAAGGCGACACAGGCCAGGCTGCTCTGGTAGTTGGTGCTGAAGTCGAGTTGCATCTGATTCGGGATGGCGATGCCGTCACGCCTAGCGATGATGTTAATGGCCAGGCCTTTGTGACCAGGCTGGGCAGTCAGGGCTCAAAGAACGAAATGGTGATGCAAAACGTCAGCCTGCAGGGCACCGGAGCATTGACCTATGGCTAAACCGATCGCTGAGATCGGGCGTAACAACCTGGCCCAGGCGTTGACCCGATCCATGAGTCACTGTGATGTCAGCGAGTGGCTGGACGAATCCGGTAAACCGGTGCGTATTTACTGGAAACCACTGACTGGCGCCCAGCAAATCATTATCGATCAAGGCAAAACCGAGGTTGAGCGAGTCTGCCGAGTGCTACAGCAACGTGCGCTGGATGCCGATGGGAATCCGGTTTTTGCCAAAGAGCCAATGGTCAGTCTGCAAACCGATTACGATTTCGACGTTATCCGCCAGATTGTATTCCTGATCAGCACCAACTTCGGGCAGGACGCGCAGAAGGATCTCGCCGACCGTCAGGAAGACATCGAAAAGGAATGAGGCGCGACGCCATGCACTATCTGGCCTATGACTATGCCGGGCACATAGGCCAGGCGGCGTCGACGACCATGGCATTGCCCGTCGATGAATTGCTGGGTTACCAGGTGTTCAAAAAACTGCAGGCGGAACTGATAGAAGATGGCCGTTAGTACCCACGAAACCCGGTTTTTGTTGACCGTGAAGGATCGTACCCGGGGCGTTTGGGGCGGTCTGCGCGCCAACCTGGCCGGCGTTGGCAGGGCCGCCACCGGGCTAAATGCCCAGCTCGCCACTCTGGCGACCATAGGGGGTTTAGGCTACCTGGCAAAACAACAGGCATCCGCTTCTCGCGAGGCGATGGCGTATTCGCGCGCCCTGAAAATGAACATCGAGGACATGTCTCGATGGCAGTTTGCCGGTCAAACCCTGGGCATGGATGCAGGCAAGATCGCTGACATCCTGAAAGACGTCAACGAAAAAATTGCAGATGCCTACCGAAACGGTGGGGGTGAGGCGCTTGAGGTATTGGAGGGTCTGAACCTAAACATCAAGGAAATCAACGCGCTGACACCCGACAAGCAGCTGCTGGCCATCGCACAAGCGCTCGACCAGGTCGGCACGCAGGGTGAGAAAGTTCAGATCCTCGAGGCCCTGGCCAGTGATGCCAGCCTGCTAGAGCCGCTCTTACGCGACAATGCCTACGAATTCAGGCAACTGTCTGCCATTGCTGATCGCACCGGCAAAACGATCACGCGTCTTGAGGCTGACCAGCTGATGGAGGCTAATCGGGCTCTGGCGGTTATCGACGCCACTGCCGATGGGGCATCGCAAACATTGGCCGTCAAACTGGCGCCACTAATTACCCAGGTTGGGCAGGATTTCTCGGAATGGGTCGAGGCTGCAGACACTGACAAGCTGGTTGCCAACATTGATGCGGTTGTATCTTCGCTTCAGGGTGCCTACAACTTCGTCTCCGAAAATTCCGAGATCGCGGCCGGTGGCTTGATTGGCTACCTGTTATTCGGCAAAAAAGGCCTGGCCATAGTAGGCGCCGCTGCATGGGCAGGCAGCCAACTGGCCAAGATGATGGAGGGGGTGATCGTCGACCTGCCAGAGTCTCAAGTCGGCAATCCTGCACTACCTGGTGGCGGTCAAATCGCAGATCCAGCCAGCCATCGCGGCGGGTTTGGATTGATGACAGGCCCAGATGATGGTGGTCAGGTGCGAACGATCACCGGGATCGTCAACAATAGTCGTCAGCGAACAGATGAAACGCTCCAGGCGATGCAGGAGAACAACCGTTTCCAGCAACAGATACTGGAGGCCATCCGCAAACAGAACGATACCGCGAGGGCGGGATAAATGTCAGAGTTAAAGTTCGATCTCCGTGATGGTGGGAGCCTCATCAAAGACCGTAACGGCTACAGGATGACCCGTATCGGCATCCTGACGTCGACGGATGCAGCCACCGATACTGCTGCCACTGCGCTCAAGGCCGCCATCGACGATGGATTATTGCCGGATATTGGCGATGAGCATCCGTCAATCACCGGGATTTACGTCAACAGCATCGAGTGTGACGGGCTTTCTAAAAACGAGTTCAGGGTATCGGTACTGTATATGGATGACCCTGGGTTCCCCGGGACGACCAACATCAGCAAGCGGGTATCAGCAACGCTTTCACCAAAGCAAACGCGCGTAGATTACCTCGACGCGCCGCTGAAGGTCAGTTACCAAACAACAGCCGACCTGGACGCATCGCCATCGGCGACGACAACCACAGAGTATTTTACTGCACAAATTGAGAGGCCTCGGGCCGAGTTCGAGTTTGAGTATACCGCCGCGGCGTTTCCAAAATTTGAAGTGGACACCTACCTCGGCAGGATCAATTCCCTGACCTGGAATGGTTATGCGCCAGAGACGGTATTGTGTACAGGAATCAGTGCGGTAGAGGTCGGCAGCGATTGGCGGGTGACCGTGTCGTTTGCATATGACCCAGACGGCTGGGAGTTTACAGCTGTTGCAGCGCCGCCGGCGAGTCAAATAGAGGCATCGACTACCAGCGGGTTCTCAATTACCAGTGGCGAAAAAGTATTCAATTTGTATATTCCGGTTGATTTTACTGGCCTGGGGCTGACCTTGTGATGCGGAAAGCCAAGGTTCTAAAAACCACTCAGCGCGGTCAGAGGATTACCGCCGAACATCAAAATGACGTGTCGTCAGCAATCAATAGCCTATCTGGAGGTGTCAGCGGCATCAGGTCATCCGATCGCGTTTTTCATGAGGTAGCTAGAACCTACACCACGGTGAGCGTTGAAATAACCAGCGATGACGCGACCCTGACGATAGATCCGTTAGAGTTCGAGCAAATGGACACCTGCACACTGAAATCGGGCAATGGCCAGGTCATGATTTTGGTATTTAATAACCCTCCCCAGGAAACATAAGGCCAGTGACCCACCTTGGACCATTCAATTTTATAAGGCCAAAGCCACCGGAATTTTGGGTGGTGACGTTCAATTTTGGGTATGGCTACATCGACGCCCCGCCAGCCAGCACCATATTTCCGGTTTCGCCTGAGGTCACGATGTACTTTACTGATGATGATTACACGGCAGATCTAACAGGTGCCTGGACTGAATTTGACACTGATTCGTGGCTGATAACTATCACTGACGGCCCAGGGTATCTAGAATTTTACTGGTATTCATATACGCCAGAACAATACATTGTTAGTGGTGATCTGGGATATTTTGGTATCGGCACGAGCGATCAGAATGTTGAAATGACTTTTCCTTGAGCGCTGTAGGCGCTGATTAGTTCGTAAAATATAAGACTGTTTTACGTCAACAATTGAAAATATTGGCTTATAAATCATGGGTAATACGAATATTCGAATCCCTCGCTCTCCGCCATACGTAAAATTTAAAGCCGTTATAAATCAATCATTTATAACGGCTTTTTTTATTAGCAAACCCTTAAATTGCCTATAGTTGTCTACTGTTTTTTGTCGATTAAGACAACATCTCGGACAACATTTTGTGACGCATAAAGTCCTCCTTTATGAACCGGGAGTAGGTGCGGGCGGTGAATGTCCAGTCTCTATGGCCAAGGGTAGCCGCGACGTGCATGATGTCGCCGATCGACTGCGCAGCCATCAGCCTGGTGCTGGCGTAGGTATGGCGCATTTGGTATGGAATGCGGTATAGCACGCCGGCCTTGCGCAGCGTTGGCCGCCAGAATACTTCCCTGATTTGCCTGTCTCCGGTCCACCGTTCGCTGTATCGCGGGTTTTGGAATATCTCCTTGCCCTTGAGAAAGGTATGCGCTTTCTGCGCCTGTAGGGCCGTCAGCGCGGCATCAGACAGGTCGATGATGCGGTTGCCTGCGGTGGTTTTGGTCGGCTCCGGCGCTTTTGCGGCGTCTGTCAGTGCCTTCCAGATCGCGATGCGCTTGTGAATGAAGTCAACGTCCGACCAATCCAGCGCGATCAGCTCGCTGGGTCGCAGGCCTGTCTCGCTCCAGAATTGCACCAGGTTGCGGTTTTGGCCATCCAGGGCGGCAAGGATCGCGGCCAGCTCTTCGCGGCTGAATGGATTAATTTTGTCATTCTTGAGCACCGGCGCCTCGCGGCGCTTGAACTCCCAACCTTGAATCGGGTTGGTTTCGATGATGCTGTCATAAACCGCGTCTTGCAGGGCAGCGCGCAGGATGCTGGTGATGTTCTTGATCCGCTTGACGCTGCAGGTCATCGATTGGCACCACTCGCGCACGTCGGTTCGGGTCAACTCGCCGATGCGCAAGTGACCGAATTGCGGGATGATCTGGTTGCGGACGGTGCGTTCGTGGCCCTGGAATGTGCTGCTGTGGATCTCACTTTCTCTGGTATCGATCCAGTGCTCGAGGTAGGTCTTGATGGTCATACCTGCATCACGGTAGCGCGCGAATTTGCGGGCGTTCTTGCTGTTGGGGAATGTGACTGCGTAGTCGAAGGTGCCGGCGGCGATCGCCTCGATGATAGCGACGCGATGCCGTTCGGCTTTCTTCAGGTTAGCGGGCGTGGGCTGGAGCTTGATGCGTTCACGGCAGCGCTTGCCGCGATAGGTGAAACTGATCTCGATGCTGGTCGCGCTCGCTGCTTTGGCGCCTGGCCGCTGATTGCCCATTGATCGTATTCCTCCTGGTTGATCAAAATACGGTTGTCTGGCGCCTTGACCCAAATGCCCTCGCACCAGGTGCCGTCGCTGATCTTTTGCCGAATGGCGCTCTCAGTATAGCCCGAGAGCTTGGCAAATTTCTTGATGGTAACCAGGTTGGGCATTGGGCTGGTTGTTTTAGTCGTTGTCCTTGTTCGTTAAGTCCGGTTCTGCCATACCCGGCCTGTTTCCTCTTCCAATTCACGCACCATGTCCATGGAGTGCTCAGCACCAACGTGGTTGATGCCGATCCCAGCGCATATCCGCCAAAGTGCCTCAGCGTTCACAAAGACCATTTCTCCCGCTTTGCCGTTGTAGTCTTCGAGCATCGCCCTGGCTTGCTGCTCCCCGCGCTCCCGGTTCCATTGCTCAACCCATTTGGTGAGACGGGATCGGATGCTGTCGTAACCTTGCAGGCTCAGTGCGTGTGCTTTGCGGTTGATGGCGCTGCGCAGCTCGGGCGAAAGGCCGGGTTCGGGGAGTAGGGCGCGCTGACTGGCTTCGCCAGACAGCCGGGGTTGTACCTTTTTCTCGGTCAGTTGTTTCTCGCACTCGATAAAGTACCGCCTGGCCTCGCGGCCACGCTCTGTGCGCTCGACCATGGACAGTTCTTTTGCGGTGTCCAGTGTTAGGTAATAGTCAACGCTGGGGCGGCCTTTGGAGTTTTCCCCCGTTTTGGGGAGAACTCGGATGTAGTCCAGATTCTCAGCAAATCCGTACTGCTCAAGGCGGTTTTTGATCCAGGTAGTGAAGTCTCGGCGCACGCCAAGAAATTCATGCAGTTTGCGCGCGGAGACGGTGCGGGTGGAATTGCCAGCGATGAAGCGCTGGGCCAGAGGGATGATGCCGGTCATGGTGACCTCCTGGTAGTTTTCGGTTGTATTCAGCTTCCAGTTAGTAGATGGAAGCCGGGTCTCAACTAGAGCACTACCAGGTGCTCCGGGCCTATTCCCGCAAAGCGGTCTTGTATTACGCCTCTCAACCCGGCCATAAACAGGCCGAACATTTTGTGCAGGCACAAAAAAACCGCGAGGCTGTCGGGTGCGGTGGTCCGCTGGTAGTTTTCTAGTGCCTGTAATCATCGTCTCAAAATCCCGTGTTGTCAAATTCAGTGCCAATCTGGGCCTGTCCAGGGGTTGCAGCGGGCCTCTTACTCGCTGTGCTCGCTCGGGTCCGCTGATTCTTGTCGTTAGGCTTGCTGCCACTTTTCCCACGCAAACTGAACAGCGTGCGGAATGCCAATAAAGTCGGCATGCTTGAGGGCGAAGTCGGCGAGCTCTTTGTATCGGGTGGTGGTGGCGCTTTTGACGATGCCCAGCTGCACGTCGATCTCCGCGGGCCACTCGAATCCATCCAGCCAGGCCTCGAGTTCCTGTTCAGCCATTTCAGCGATGTAGTGGTCATCGATGCGGTAACTGTCAATGGTGATTTTCTGATGCGCGGCGAATTCAACCAGGTTGTGCTCGTGAAGACCGCAGACCAGGTAGGCAGCCAAC